CTTGATACTGGAAAAATAACAGTAAATGTTTATGATACACCTACATCTACAAAATTTACATCATATTATTTTTTAGATACTGCTTTAACCGTAGATTCAACTACTACATTCTTTGATATAAAAGAAGCACCAAATGGATACTATGAGATTAATTTTGGTGACGGTAAGAGTTTCGGCAAATCTCCCGCAATTGGAAGTAAAGTTGTAGTTAGATATTTTTCATCAAGAGGAACTGATGCAAACGGTTGTTCTGGATTTAAAAGTGCAAATAGTTATGTTTTAAACGATGTAAATTATCCGGTTAATATCCAAACACAAAAATCTTCAACAGAAGGATATGAAAAAGAAACAATAGAATCAATTCGTAAATTAGCTCCCTTACAGTTTGCATCTCAGAAAAGATTAGTAACATCTGCAGATTATAGATCAATGATTCTTTCTAACTTTCCTGTTGTAAAAGATGTTGCTGTATGGGGAGGGGAAGATAATGTACCTATTGATTATGGTAAAGTATATATCAGTCTTCAATATCAAGATGGGACTTCGGAATCTGTAAAAACAGAAACCCAAAATAATATTGAAACTAATTTTACAAATCAACTTTCTGTTATGTCAATTTCAAATAAATATGTAACACCTGAGGAAACATATTTAGAAATAACAGGCAACTTTAATTATGATCCTAGTTTAACTAATGATACTGGTTCTGCAATACAAACTTCTATTACTAATTTTTTACAAGAATATTTTACAAATACTTTAAATAGTTTTAATTCGTCTTTTAGTAGATCAGAAGTATTAACAGAAGTTAGTGATTTAAATAGAGCCATACTTTCTGCAAAGATGAATCTTAAAGTTCAGCAAAGATTAAATGTAACTGTTGGTTCTCCAAAAAATTATAATATATATTTTCCAGTAGTATTAATTCCAGCAGAAGCCCAAGATTATAGTATTGAATCTTCAATGTTTACTTATGGTGATGATGCGGTTCGTTGTACTGTTAAGAATAAATTAAATTCTAATATATTACAAGTTGTATCGACTACGGGAACTGTAATCGTAGAAGATATTGGTAGCTATAATTATCAAAAGGGTAGTGTTAATTTAAATGGCTTTGCTCCAGTCTCTATATCAACTGGAACTCCTTATATTACATTTAGTTCAACTCCTCTTGATCAAAGTATGATTTCTCCACTTAGAAATTATGTACTAAGATTGGACACTGCAAAATTAAGAATGCAACCATTAAAGAATGAGCAAGATACAAAGGTAGCGCTGTAATATAATGTCTGAAGATAGAAATCATACATCACTTAGAGCTGACTATGTAAGAGATATTCTTCCAGAATATTTTTCTGTTGATTATCCTAATCTTATTCAGTTTTTAGAAACTTACTATGATGCTTTGGACAGTGATGGTAATTTTGGTAGCACAATAAAAGATTTATATGAGATAAGAGATATTGGGAAAACAAATCTAAAATATCTTGATAATCTATTTGATGAAATTGGTCTTAGTTTATCATCACAATTTGTTTCTAATCCGAGAGAGATACTAAAAAATCTTGCTAAGTTTTTTAGAGTAAAAGGTTCTCTTTATTCCGCTGAAGGTTTCTTTAGAGGATTCTTTGATACATCAGCAGAAGTTGAATACCCAAAAGATAAAATTTTTACTTTAGATGATCCATTATCAATTCTTGGTCCAAAATCTTCTAAAAAAATGCAAGATGGTAGATTACATCAAGTATTATCTCATTTAATAAAAACTACAGTGCCATTAAAAGACTGGGAACAATTATATAAAAAGTTTGTACACCCTGCTGGATTCTACTTACACGCTGAAGCACAGCTTTACACAAACCCAATATACAAACCTGTTGGTGTTCTTTCAGATGCAACTCCTCTAAACCTAAGAGTTGAAACTGATAGCGCCTTACCTAAATTAGCTGTAGATACTCGTATTATTAGTAAAACTGATATGGGGAATAGTGATATTCTTGTTATGGATGGGCATAAAGAATATGTGTGTGGATCAAATACTAGAAGATTTCAGTACGCAAATATATTAGATTATGCCGATAGTGAAGGATGGTTTATTGAAGATAGTTATGGTAGAGCATTAGAAGGTCCTGGACTTTCTGTTAAAAATTCCGTAGATGCTGGATTATATAGCAATAAAGAAATTAATATAGCTGCAATAGATTTATCGCCGACACTAAAAAGTGAAGATATTAATTATCAACCTGGGCTTTCTGAAGTACCAGGAGAGCCATATACAATATTTGAAGCGGCTCCAGCAAAGATTAAAACATTAGATGCAATAACTGGAATAACCACAACATCAACTTTAATTCAAATAGATGTACCTTTACAGTTAAATAAAACTCTTGCTCAAATTACAAGAGGTGATAGTAAAACATATATTTCAAGAATATATTTAAATGGTGATTATTCATCAACTAAACTTGATATAGCATTACCCGGTTTAGGAGATTCTTTTGGTGGGGATCATTTCTGTATTGGCGGAGATTCAGATGCTGCTAATCATTCTTCTTATGTCGTATCTGCATCAGCACCAGTATTAAGAGTTGATAATATATTAGATTCTTATGGTATGTTAGATGTAAATATTAAAAAGACTGGATCTGGCACAATTGAAGCAAAATTTAATCTTTCCCATAAATTTAACAGTATATATGAGTGGATTAAGTATGATTCTAATGCAGTTTTTGATATAAATAGTTTTAATTATGGTGACAACCAAAGTATGAGAAATGTGACTATTCAAGAATTAAGAAATAAGAATATGTTATATTTAAAAGACGCAATAATTTAATAGGTAGAGCATGTCGACAATTGTAACACAAAACTTTAAGAAGGAACTCATGATTGGGACCATTCGTAGTATTAACAATACTACAGAGAACTATTATATTGGCGTGTCTCGATCTAATCCTTGGAATGCTGCAGATTCAGCACCAGCGGCTAAAGATAATATTAGGATTCAAAACGAATTCCGAAATGGTCTTCAATCAATTCATCGAGTTGCAGCAGCTTCATTAGTTGTTCCTCGTAAATCTTGGTCTACTGGTTCCACATATCTTGCATATGATGATAAAAAAGATTTAGCCGACTATGGCTCTGCGTTTTTCTATGTTGCAAATGATAATCATGATGTTTATATTTGTTTAAGACAGGGAAAAGACGCAACTGGTGCAGCGGTAGCTTCAACAGTTCAGCCTACAGGTTCTAATAATGATCCATTTGAAACATCTGATGGATATGTTTGGAAGTTTCTTTATACCATTAGTGCACTAGATGCTACTTTATTTATGACTAATGATCATATGCCTATTGATCGTATTTTAGCCACAGATTCAAATTCTACTGGCAATGAAATAAAACAATATGAGATTCAGAATACAGCAAAGCCTGGTATGATTACAGCGTTTGAAGTAACAGCAGGCGGTACTGGTTATACTAATCCATCAGTCAATATTAATGGTGTAAATTATCCAACACTTGTTGATTTTACTTTAGATTCTCCTTCAGGTACAATTGTAAAGGCAGAATATAATCCTGATTCCTCAGGTACTACTTTAAACTATGTTCACGGATTAAGAGGTGCTCAAGTAACACTTACTGATTCTAATGGAACAAATGGTGAAGTGAGAGCTATTATGTCCAGTGGATTAGGCATTGGTGGAGATGCATCTTCTGATCTTAAGTGTGGTTCTATGATGATTGGTGTGAGAGTTGATGGTAATACATCTGACTGGTTGCTTAATCAAGATTATAGACAGATCGGTATTATTAGAGGAATTAAAGATTCTGCTCAAGGTACTCAGTGGACTAATCTTACTGGTGGTGCTTTACAATCTATGACTCTTGCAACACAAACGGTTGCATTTACAACAGATGAGATTATCGTTGGTGCTACAAGTGGAGCAAAAGCATATGTAGATCAAACTAATGGTAATACAATTCTATTTCACCAAAATGATTCGACTGGTTATGTTGGATTTGTAGCAAGCGAAACTTTAACAGAAATGAGTGGACCAGGACAGGGCACTGTAGGCAATCCACTTATATCATCAGAAGTTGATCCATTTACAGGTGAAATACTGTATATAGATAATAGGTCTGCAGTGACTAGAGTTGCTAATCAGACAGAAGATATTAAAATAGTTATTCAATTGGATGAGTGTTCATGACCGTAAACTATACTAAAAATTTAGAAACCCAAGTTTATAAAGACGACTTTGACCCAGATAAAGGGTTCCATAAAGTATTATTTAAAAGCGGTAAGGCACTTCAAAGTAGAGAATTGAATCAGCTTCAATCTATTATACAAGAAGAAATTAAAAGGCTTGGCACTAATCTTTTTAAAGAAGGTGCTTCACTTGAGTCTGCTGCTCTTACTTTTAATAATCGTTACAGATATATTAAACTTAATACTGATCCAACTGATGCTACAACTCCTGGTGTTTCTTTACCGAGTAATGTTTCTAACTTTAAAGATAAGGTTTTTGTTGGTCAACTTTCTGGTATTTCAGTAAAAGTTATTGAAATAGTAGAAGCTAAAGGATCAGATCCAGCAACAATTTATGTCCAATATCTTGATACTCTAAATGGAACATCTGGAACAGAGCCAGCTTCCGTAACTCCAGGTGAAGAATTACTTGAAAAAGACGGTTCGGTTGTTTTAGTTGTTCAGACAACCAATACTACTGCAGATCCAGCAACTGGCTATGGCTTTAGGATTTCTGCTGGACCAGCATCATTCTTTGCTGAAGGACACTTTGTCCATGCTCCAAAACAGAGTTTAATTGTTGCAAAGTATTTTTCAAATCCAACTGCTACAATCGGTTTTAAACTTACACAAGTAGTAACCACAGCAGATGACGATGATTCTTTATATGATAACCAAGGGGATTTACCAAATTATACAGCTCCTGGTGCAGATAGATATACAATTAATTTAGAACTTGTAAATAAAAATACTATTCAAGCCGATGAAACATTTATTTATTATGCTAAAATTGAACATGGATTCCTTGTTGAAGCAGTTACTGGTTATGAACAGTATAATAAAATTAATGATATTATGGCTGTACGAACAAAGGAAGAGTCTGGTAATTATACTGTAAAACCATTTAGACTTTCTTGGGATGAACATTCATCAGATAATACAAAACTATCTTTAGGCGTAAGTAGTGGTACAGCTTATGTAAATGGTTACAGAGTTAGTAAAGCATCTGCAAGTACTTTAGATATACCAAGATCAACCACTACTGTCACACAAGAAAATAAGGGTATTTCTGGAACGTATGGTAATTATATATTAGTTGAAGCTGGATTCTTTGGTGTGCCAGATGTTAATATTTTTGAAAGAGTAGATATTAGTGACGATACCACAGGAACTGCACCATTTGGCGTTAACGATAAAATTGGCTCTTTAAGAATTAGAGGTATAGATCCCGGAGAGCCAGGATCAAATACATTTAAAGTTTATGTATTTGATATTGAAATGAATGCAGGTAAAATATTTAATAGAGATGCTAGAGCAATTGGTTTAGATAGTGGTGCCTGTAGTTGTGAAAGACAAGAAATGAGACTTGTCAGATCAAATAATAAAGTTACAATATATGAAACTCAAGCAAATGAGCTATTCTTTAAAATACCTGGTAATAGACCAAGCGCAGTTTCAGATATTTCTATGACTCTTGCAAAAAGATATAGGGGTACTGCTGCAGCTAATGGCTCAATGACAATAACTGCTTCAGCAGGAGAAGTATTTACAGACACTGTTAATTGGATTATTTCAGATCCAGGTGGTGCAACAACTGGACAATCTCCTACATATAGTGGAGTTGGTACATCAAGTGTTACGATTACGGGTCTAGTTAGTTCTAAAAATGGTGGTACAATTGCTACCGGGTTCGATCAATTTGAAGTATATGCTTATACATTTAAAGGTGCTTGTAATGTTGCTTCTAAAACAAAAGTTACAACTACAGCACTTGTTACTTTTAATCCAAGTACGGGTGTTGCACAGCTACCATATACTGATGTAATAGGTGTAGAAGAAATTAGAATATTAGCTTCTAACGGAAATCTTGTCACAGATAAATTTGAAGTAGATGGTGGTCAAAGAGATAATTCATATCAAAAAGGTTCTATTACTATTAAACCGGGTAGAACAGTTACTGGTAATTACCAAAATGCAACCCTTCAGTTATTTGTTAAATTCTCTTATTTTGCTCACGGTGCTGGTGACTTTTTTGGTCCTAGCTCTTACTCAACAATTGATTATCAAGATATTCCTAATTATCAATTAGCAAATGGTCGCTATGTAGATTTAAAAAATTATCTTGACTTTAGATCATCAAAAGGAAGTAGTGGCACATATTCGACTACTGATGCCGAGATATTTATTTTACCAAAACAAGGTTCAACTATTGTTGCTGATGTTTCATATTATCAGCCAAGATATGATAAGTTAGTTCTTACACAACAGGGTGAATTTAAATATATTAAAGGTACTCCATCTTTAAGCCCTAAGTTTCCATCAATTCCTGATGGTGCCATGGAGCTTCATAGAATTAGATTAAATGCTGGAACATTTGGTCCAGAT